AACGCCTGCATGATTAACTGCCACACCGCCTATCAGTCTCCCTAATCTTTGCTTTAATACTAACAAAGCATACTCATCGGTTTCAATTTCCATTTGCGCCTTAATTTGCGCCACACGCTCGCTAATTGCCTCCTTAGAACCTGCGCCACCTATAATCAAGGTGTTATCCCTTGTAATGATTATTTTATCAGCAACGCCAAACATATCAAATGTCATATCTCTTAGCGTATGTCCCTTATCTACATCTACTACTGTTCCATCTGTAAGGGCTGCAATATCTTGCATCATTTCACGCCTCATATCGCCTACGCTTGGACATTGAATAGCACACACGCTGTATAATGCCCCATTTTCTCTATTGGCTATCAACGAACTTAATACCTCTTGGCTTGCCTCGTCAGATATAATCAATAGTGATTTACTTTCTGTTTGATTTGCCGCCTCTAAGATAGGTAAAATATCTATAAACTTGTGAATTTTTTGGTCAAAAAGTAAAATTAATGGATTTATCAATTCTACTTTTGTTTGCGCTGTATTGTTTGTGAAATAAGGCGAAACAAATCCTCTTTCAAACTGCATACCTTCCACTACTTCTAATGTTGTTTTTGTGGTTTTGCCTTGCTGAATAGAAATTACGCCATCACTACCTACTCTTTCCATTGCTTCTGCAATTAGTTTGCCTATTTCGCTATCATTATTAGCAGATATAGTGCCGATTTGAGCTATTTCGTTGCTATTGGTAATAGGCTTGCTCATCTTTCTTAGATACTCGACCACTATTTTTACTGCTGCATTAATCCCTTTTCTCAATTCCATTGGATTTGCACCACTATCAATACATTCGACCCCTTTCCGAAAAATAGCTTGCGCCAAAACGGTACTTGTGGTGGTACTATCCCCTACATCTTGCGCTGTCTTTCTTGCAACATCTTTAACCATTTGTGCGCCAAGATTTTCCACAAGGTCTTCTAATTCAATTTGCATAGCAACCGTTACACCATCTTTGGTAGCGTGTCGGCTGTATTTTTTGCCTATCAATACATTTCGTCCTGCTGGACCAAGTGTAACTTTGACCGCATTTGCTAAGGCATCAACTCCTATTCCGAGTTTCTTTCTTGCTTTTGCGTTAAATTCGATAATCTTCATTTTGGTTTTTGGTTTGGTTTTTTGTTAATCTAACTGTTGGAGTTGCGCTAATTCTCCATCTCTAAGCGCAATTTCTATTTCTTGTATAATTCCTGCTACTAATTCGTTAAACTGACTTTCCTCAAAAAGCGAATCAACGGTTGTAAGCGGATTGAAAACGGGTTCTTCGGTTACAGGAGTTAATGTATAGCCATACGTAGAATGTAAGTTTGCTGTGCCGTATATAAATTTGATGTAATACGGCATGTAAACATTGCTATTTTCGGGCAATATCTGAAAATTGCCATTAGCCATTCTACATATAGGATTGTTTACTACATTTGGAAGTGTTGCACTTGCTCTCGCACTCCATTTTGCATCTGAAATAACCCTAACCCTTCTTGTGCGCTGCCCTGAACCCACTAAACTACCAATAGAAATGTAGTTCAAATAGTCTATGGGTAGTGTGTAAATGCCCGTTGCAACAGGTACAGGATTAAACACCCTGCGAAATGGCATTAAATTCATTTGAATTTCCGAACTATGAACGGCTGAATCCCTTAGTTTGCCATATAGCTTATCCTCCGCTTTCCAAACGAAGTTATTGTACGCATCAGGGTAAAGGTCTCCCGCTTCTGAATAGCGAACCTTTTCCCTTACTGTGTCATATATTCGTTTTGTAGAAATCATTATTTGCAGCCGCTACAATCGCCACAAGCATGGCAATCAAATTTAGTGTTTAGTTTATCTAAAATAATTCCTGCATCTTGCTGCTTATCGCAACTAATTGCTAATTGCATCAAAAATCCTGCCCCTAATTTCGCCAACAAATCTGCGCCATTTCCCCAAGTGGGCGAATCTATAAACTTATACAAAGATGCTTTTATGCAGCAATACATTATGTCGCACAAAATACTTTGAGCATTTCCGCACGATTTTGTATAGCTTGTAGATGTTTTTGATGTTACTGTTAAGTAGGTTTCCGCCCCTGATGAGGTCGTAACAATTACCGTATAAGTAATTGATAACGCTATTGTATAAGTGCCACTAACAGTCGGGTCAATCGTAAATTGACCTGTAGTTTCATTTGTCGTATTTCCGCTCGGGTCTGTAATAGTCCACAAATAAGATATACCCGTAGCACCAATAGGGATATTGCCTGTGTAGGCAAATGTAGCCGTATTTGCGTTGCAATCTTGTCTGTACGCTATTGTGATAGGCGCAGGTGTTTTATCTTTTGTTGCTAACGCATATTGATAGTCGGTGGATTCTGCGGTATTAGCCGCATTATACACCGTAATTTGATAAGTGCCAGCCTGAACCGTTCCATCTCTTAGGTCATAAGGTGGTGTAATTGGGTAGTCCCAATAAATATCTGGGTCTGTATAGTCTGGTACACCCTCAAGGTTCGCAATTTTAATAGGCGTTCCAGATGGGCTTGTGATTGTAAACATACCCTCTTGGTAGGGCATATTCACAAGACTTATCTCTACATTTGCGGCTGTACGTAGTATAAATGTTGCGTTCATTATATTTTTTAAAAAAAGACATTGGGTTTCTCCAAAGGTTACCGCCCAATATCTCAACAAAAAACCAAAAACCTACTCTTTATTGTAAAGGTTTTTAAACCTTCCATTTGTTTTCATTAGTGAAGTAAGGGCTTGGTAATTCCCTACTTTAAAACGCTCTCCTGCAAACGTTGGTGCTGTTTTTTCAACCAAACCTTCTAAGGCTGCTACATCTACAAGGGTTTCGTTTGCTGCTATGTAGCCATACCATTCCGAAGGGGTGGCTGTTGGCATAAATTGTAATCTTGTATTATTGATTGCATCTACGGAAATGCGTGTGCAAAGTCCGTTAAATACATTTTCATGCGCCAATCCTACCAATAGTCCAAATTCCTTGTGTGGCTCTAAGATGCCAAAAGTAATTGCATCTGCTAAGATACCTTTTGCTACCGCTTCTCTTGGCACATCTCCGCCTACTTCCTCTTTGAATTTAAGAATTACTGCACCGTAACGATTACATAGCTTAATGAGTTCACGCATCATTCCTTCTTTTGAAGTCTCTACACCTAATGCACGAGATTCTGTACTATTAATTTGCCCCGTAACCTTTGGTTTCAATATCCTTAATTGATGCACATTAAGGTTTTTAACCCATTGAACCGCATCAGAAGCAATCATTATGTCGTTTACTTCGTTGTTTGATTCTGCTTGAATATCAATCAATTTGAATCTTATTGTAGTTCTTTTGCTGGCGACCTTTCCGTTTATTACCTCTTTCATGGGCGCAAGGATTTTACTATCCATTGTTGGAGAAAACAGCATGAATAAATAATAAGTAGGGTCTGCGGTTGTAACGGTAATAATTCTTTTTTTACCCTCCTCTACAAACCCTCCTTGTATCCACTTCGACAAATATTCTTTTTCTATATCTGGGGTAGATGGTCCCCAATCGTGGTGGTTAATTGTCTTATGGGGGTCTATTTTACTTGCACTTACCTTTACCGAATATCCTGACCATACACCCACTCCCACACTACTTGATGAAAACTTTAGTAGAGATGCGTTATAGGAAATCATCTTTTTTGCCCCCATACCTCGCATATCACTCTCTGTTACTACCTTTGAGGGTCCAAATACTTCGTATGTGAGCCAAGGCAACTTAAATCCGCCCGATAATTCATCTGGTAGATAATTAATCTCACTAAATCTCATTAATATTGTTCTACCCTTAATAATTATCGCTCCTTTGGGTATCAATATTTCTTCGATAATTTTTCTTTCAAGTTCTGGCAATCCTAATAACATATCCTTAGGGATTGCTAATTCTTCTACTGCTTTTGACATGTATTTTTTTTGTTTTTGGTTTTTTGTTTAGGGGGTTGTATATTCCAACAACCCCCTTATTTGACTAAGTATGAATATATCCTGTTGCTTCAACACAACCTAAAATAGGCAAACAATGTTGCATGGTTACAGTCAAGTCTCCTGTGATGGTATCTACGATTGTAGCGTTTACATTTTCTGCTGTTGCTGCACCTAAGAAAATTTTCGGCTTCAAAGAAGCGTGGCAATTTACGTAGGTATTAACAAACGGCATCATGCCGAATTTGCCGCTATATGGTGCGCCTGAACGGTTTTCCAAGAATGAACTTGTGTCTCCATTGTATGCCATAATGATAGCAGGAGAAGTTACGTTTTGCCCATCAACTACGATTTTTTGTAGCCCTTTTGGTACAATGATAGCAGAACTACCATAAACCATTTTAGTTGTATTTCCGCTAAATGGCGTAAGTTCTGTAAGGCTAAAATTAGCACCCGTTCTACCATTGATATAGCGTGTCCAACCCTGCACCCTTGTCATACCATAATCGTCTCTCGGTGTTGCCACTTCTGTACGCTGTGCAACATTCAATAACGTTTGAGATGTGATACCTTGCGACAAAGCTAAGTCTGTTTCATTCAAGAAAGCGTTTCCGCCACTTACCGCAAACTCCTGTCCGCCAATGCTATCATCTTTATACCGCTCGTAGATTTCATCAAAATCACTTGCAATCAAAGCACCTGATGTGTACTGAATGTCATAACCACCAACTTCTACTTGTGTAATAAGTCCATTGAACGGGGTTGTAAATCCACCTGCTGCTGTTACGCCATATACCGCAGCATTGGGGCTGTCAGGTGTAACAGAAAACATCCATCCTCTATGAATTGTTTTCAATTCATTCAATGTCATTGCTCTGTACGCTTGCGACCACCACATTTGCTGATTAGGATTCGGTTGGCTACTTGAAAGCCCTGGCAGAAATGGGTCGTTTTGGCTATTTGCGAACTGAAACCATTGTTTTTGCAAAATATTCGTATCATTAAACACGTTGCGCTTAATGTTGTTGTAAGAAGGCAATTTGTAGTTGTGTACAAACTGTCTGCTTTCCGAATACTGCCCTTCGCCCACCGTAACTGTATCAGATTGGCGACCTCTATCGAATACGTAGCTTGATGTAAGTACGGTGTTTGATTGAATCGTACCATCAATAGGACGTAAAACTACCCCCGATTGAACGTTTGATGCGGTTGTGCCAATACTCATGCAGATATATACAATTACTGCATCTGTGCTATCTACCATCTCAATCAAATCTCCTTGCGCTATTGGTGCGCCACCAAGGTCAATATTAAAGGCTGCTGTAATTGAACCCCCTGCTGCACCTGCGGCTGTGGTAGTAGCATTAAGAACCTTGTTTGAAAAGAGTTTCTTAGTTTGCCAAATACTGAAATTGAAATTGTTTGATGCCCATTTCGTAACCGAAGTAAAGCCAATATCAATTCCTGACAAACCATTTTGCCCGGGTGGTAAATCCCCTCTTTCACCCATTCCAAAGAGTGAACAAAGTGGACTGCCGTAAAACTCCCTTACCATTTCTGGCAAGTAAGGGTAAAAAGCCGCTTTCGCAATCGTGGTGGACATCTCTGCCCTTGCTTCCAAATCATCGAAATTTGGCGCACGATTAGCGGTTAATTGATAAGGAGGCACATCTGCCGACCCCTGTGGGGTTATGATAACTGACATATATTAAAATTAAGTTTGAGTTTTTTCTTTCCAAATAGGTCTTGGGATTAGTGGCTTCACTTCTCCCCCGCCTTCGTTTATTAGTTGCTTATCAAGTCCTGTGTACCTTTTTATCATGTCCTTTTTCATGTCCTCCATCTCTTTCTTTGCTGCTGCTGCGTATGCTTTTTCTAATTGCTGCATGTCTCTATCGTAATTTCTACCCTTTTGAATAAGTGTAGCATATTGCAAAGATTCTTGCTTCCTTTTCTCTACCCATTCGTTTGCAGGTATAGACTTTACTTCTTCGCCTATTTTTTCCGCAAATGTTTCGGGCAAAACCCATTCTTTGCCATTCCATTCGGTTGCGTTATACAGATAAGATGTGAATAAATTATTCGCATCTGTGGTTATCGCTGCAATATGGTCTTTCTTGAAAGTAATCATCTCTGAACCATCTTCACGCTTTACAACCAATTCAGGCAATTCGATTGCGCCACCGCCTAATTTTGGCAAATATTCTTTTTGAAATGAATCGTATGGCAATTCGGGAATACTTTCTTGTTCTTGCTGCGCCTTAAATTCTCCAAAGATATTCGCATCTATTCCTTCTAAGCCTTTTGCTCTGTTTTGATTCACAGAATTTACCAAATCTTCGTAGTAATACTGCTTATCGTCTTCAAATTCACGCTTATCGTATTCCTTTTTGGCTACTAATGCCACACGTTCTTTTGACCATGTAGGATTTTTAGCTTGTAGGTCTTCTGAAATCAACGAAATTGCCCTTTCCTCATTTTCGGCTATTTCGGCAACTTGTTCAACGGGTATTTCTGTGGTTTTCTGCGCAAATTCTTGAATCTTTTGAATAAAATCAGACATTGTAGTAACATCTCCGCCAAGTGCATAATTCAATGCTTTTTTACTACCTTCGTCTAATTTGTCAAACTTTTCAGAGATGCGAACATAAACGGTTTCTTTTTCTGCAACAGGTGGCGTGGGTGGCGTTTCGGCTACTACTTCTTTTTCTTTCTCTCCTTCGCCTTCCTCTCCATCGCCTAAGTTGATTTTAGGTGGCGTGTAATTAAAATCACTATCGCCCTCAACTTTTGGTGGTTCTCCTGCACCTTCTTGTGTAGTATCTAATACTTTTGTATCATCTACCACTCGTGTATCTTCGCCATTTGGCGGATTGATAATATTAGTTTCCATTTTTGGTTTTTGGTTTTGGTTTATGTTTTAATTTAAGCTGTTCTAATTTATAGGCATACTCAAATTCAAGTTTTATTTTTTGTTGGTCAATTTCCCATTGTTTGCTAATTTTATCAATCTCATTTTTACCTTCTTGTATTGTATTATTAATCTGTGCCGTTTGCGCTATTTCTGCTGCCTTTGCATTTCCATCTGCATTTGCTCTTTGTATTTCTATTTCATGCTCTCTTTGAGCGTTTTCGTGCGTTTTTTCTGCTTCTTTCAATTCACGCAAAGCATCTTCAAAGTTGTTTTTAGCGTTTCTGCTAAATTCTATCGCTTCTGTTGATGTGATTGTACCTGCCTCTACTGCCCTTGCCAATGCCTCGTCAAACTTGGCGTACTGTTCCATAACAGGAGAAGCCTTGACTTTGAAATTTAGTGCGTGATTGTAAATAGTTTCAATATCTGCCAACTGCTGCATTTCCTTTTCGGAAAACAAATTGGACAACTCTGTGTATTCAATGTCTCCATCTAAATAGCGGCTTGCTAATTGTGGAATAAGCATTGCGATATGTCGGCACAACTTCGTATATAGAATCTCATTACTATCTGAAATGGCGGATAAAACAGATTCAGAAGAACCCATTGCGCTACGCTGTGCGTTTACCGAAGTATTGTCGTTTGGCAAAGAAGGTGCTATTCCATCGGGAATGCCCATTGTTTCTTTAATGTCCTGCTTAAATTGTCTCGCTTGCATAATCCAACCCGCAGCCGCTTCGGTTAATCCCCCAGGAATACGATATGGCGGTTCGGGCTTAATGATTTGCATGGTTTTTGGGTCATACCTTGGGTCGGGCATGATTAATTGCCCTGCTGCAAGCATTTCGTATGCTATTTGAATAGCATTTACCCCTGCCTTACCTTGACTACCCGTAGTATCTACAATCTTTGTAAACATTTCGTGAATCATTTCGATTGTAGATTCATTCACAACATGTGTAGTAGGGTAGGCGTTTAGTACTTCGGCAAAGAAATTAATACGGCATATTTCATAACTTTTTATATCCGCTTCTGCTCTTTGTAGCAACGAATCAATAATACCACCAAATAAGCCTATGTAGGGGCTATTTATGATAAAAGAGAAATTAGATGTATTGTAAAATTGTCCTTTGACTAATTCGCCTCGTACTTGAAAAGGATTTTTCCCGAAATCTAATACAATATTTGTGCCTATAACGAATTTCGCTTTATAGACATATATCATATTGTCAGCAGGGTCTTTGTCTAACCACTCACAATCTAACACATCACAACGGGTGTGGTACTGTAATCCTTTGTCTAATATCCATATACGACCATACGTAGCAGGTACGCTGCACCAATCTTCAAATGTATAAAAGTTTTCTTTATCAAGCTGAATTAAATCAGATATTGTGAGCGTAATCATTTCTCCGATTGCATCAATATCTGAAAAATCCTGCTTTATGGGCATTTCAACGAAAAGCCTTGTAATATCACATCTTCTATATGAAATAAAATTATTCGCAGTAACTTCAACTTTTAAAGCACCTACGCCTTGCGCAATCGTAGTTTTAGATGTTTGCTTTTCTACTGCCCTAAACCCTTCTGCGGTGTAATCTACTACACAATTTACCGCTTCTGTTAGTAGCGATTCAATGGGTAGTGGCTGTTCAATAGGTTCTTGCATAGGCGAAGTATCGCCATATTGCAAGGTTTCGGGGGGCAAAGATTGCTTTAAGTAGTTTGCTGCTTTAATTTGATTTACTGCGTTCATTCGCTGCTCTTTGGCAGTCTTGTCGTATGCAGTAATAACGACTTCTCTTTTGAGGGGTACAATTCTGCCTATAACCGCCTCAATCAATGTAGGTACAAGTTTAAATCGTAATAAATCAGGGTTTCCGCCTTCTCCTAAACCTAATGAGGCTAATTTTTTCGCTCGCAATGAAGCAGAAACTTTATCTACGTTTTCATCGGGGTCGTAACCAATGTTTTTAAGATAATGCGACATATCTTGCTGCCCTATGGCATACTTTTCAAGTCGCTTAAATCTCGAAATCATTTCGTTACTATAATTCAACCCGCTTGCGTAGAAGTTATTTGCTTTTTGGTAGGAGTATTTACGCATATCCGACATATCGGACATTTGCCATTCTTTGGCGTTTTGCGCTTCGTTTTGTAGGAAAGATTGCTTTTGATTGTTCGGGGTTGATTCGACAGTAGGTGTCGGGGAATACCCTATTTTTGGGTAATTATATGATAGATTTTGCTCCCACATAAATTATTTGTCCCTATTTTCGGCAAATATAAAAATATTTTCTCATAAAAAAAACTTTTGTGCAAAAAAATGTGTATTTTTGTCAAAATATTTAATAAAATGGCGACAAAACAATATTTAGATGCGGAAACTATTCCGTATCAGGTTATTTTAAGGGAAGCTGATGGCTCGTACATAGACCAATACCTGCAATCGTTCTACGTAAGTAGGGAGGGTGGCGGATTTCGTGCAAATGGTGGTGCTGGTGCGCACTTTCTGAAAAGAGATTTTTCGGCAATAGATTGGGGTGCTTGTTTGCCGCTTCCTGACCCAATCCCTACCGATACGGAGGGCTATATGGCATACCTTTCACTCCTTTTCACAGGGCAGCAAGGAACGCTTGTTCCGCCAAGACCCGAACCACAAGCGCAGTATTTTTATACAACGCCACTTGTGGAAGTTGAACCCTACCCCACAACGAGTAATGTATTCCCGTATTCGGGAGGGAATGGGCAATTTTACGCACAAGATAGCGATGTTTTTTTATTAGGATTTGATGGTATAATTGAAGAAGTGATTATTACTGTAACTCAAAATACTTTGAATGGTAGCATTGTGTTATATATCTTTTACAACGATGGAACAGAAGAGTGTTCTAGCGGAGTGATAGCGGCTGGAGCTACTAGCCATTTCGCTATTGACCTAATAGGTCCTGACATGATTGGCAACCAAAGCGTGTATCTAAGAATAGATAAATATCCAGATGTTGATAGTGGTACGATTTCATTCTCTGTCCGCACAAAAATAACACCAACCGTATAATGCAGTATTTCTACACAACGCCAATTTCAATAGACGCTTCAACAACGATAGCTTTTGCTATTCCATTTACAAACGGTTCTGGCACACCTTCAGACAGTACTACTGCGGTTGAAGCGTTGGGATTTGCCGCAACGCTTGTTAGTATTTCTGCGAATATATCTAATAATACATTAGACGAAATATTAGATTTACTGCTATTGCAAGATGGGGCGGAAATAGCGCAAGGAACTACGAGTGGCGGTGCTGAAATATTGCAACTTAATATAACCGATTCGGTCTTAATTCAAGATGCAAAACTGCACTATAGGTTAATCTCAAATGCAGGGGCTGGCAGCATTACGATTTCTTCGATTAGAATGGAAACAACATAAACGCAAAAATCCCGCACTACTTTTGGTGGTGCGGAACTACATGAATTGGGTAAGTTGTATTACGCAACTCGCTTAGATAGTTGCGGCAATGCAATCATTATCTGTGTCAATAATCAATATAAGTAATAGTTACGCCTCCTTTATGTTCTTTATCCCAAACATACCAAGCGAACTTCCAACCCAATTTAGCACCAACCCAATTTATCCTACTATTAAAAACATATATAGATTTTAAATATTTGCCTGTAGGTGCTTCTATTTCGTTACCTATATTTTTTACGTACCACAGTAATGCCATTTTCTTTTTGACCAATCCGAGTAAGTGTTTTTTCACTTTTGATTGTGTTGTAAATGGAGGGTTTGTTATGATATTGTCCACACTTTCAGAAAGTGAAAATAAATCAATACCAGTATTGCCAAATCCATAATCGAATAAATCTGAACTATTTACCCTCATTCCATTTTTTTCGAGACATTTTGATATTGCCCCATCTCCACAGCAAGGCTCATCAATCTCGCCTTCAAACTTTTCATACCTTAGCAGGGCTTCTATTACAGGAATAGGAGTTGCCACAAAATCATTTAAAGCCATATTGTAGTAAAAAAATAAAAAATAAAAAACAGATAATACAACGCTATACGCCCATGCTGCCACGTCATCGCACAAATCCAAGCGGCAGCACAGGCGCATAGCTTATCATTGGCAGCTACTATAAAACAGTAATCCAATCGCTACTAAAAAACCTTTGTGGGGATGGCTTACGCTCATACTCCCTAAGTTTTTTCATTCCTTTTTTTGTGTATTGGTGGATAATACATTCGGTAGTTTCAATATCCAATATATCTGAACCATCAAAAATACCTGTTACGGATATATATATTTCTCCAATATTTCCACGAAACGTTTTGATTGATTTTGAAGTATTTTTCAAATTAGCTAAAAAAGCCTCTAAATTTTCTGCTGTATTCCACTCAAACAAGTAATGCCGAGTTTCAATAAACTTTGTTAAATCGTGATTCATAAGGTTAAAATCTGCCAATAGTTATGCCACCGACTACCGCCTGTTACTTCCCACAACCAAACGCACAGGCGGCAGCGTTGGCATTTGTCATTAGAAAACAATACAAAGCTACAACATTTCCCCATACTTTCCAAATTTGCGCACTAATTACTACGCAAATTTGGCGATTGACTTGTCAAGTGCCAACACTTGCACCCTTCGCACCAATATGCGTATTTAGGGCTTGGTGTTGGCGTTACTAATTTCATCAAAGCGGCTGCGAATCGCTCTGCTTCGTGCTGTGTGTTGTATTTTCGTTTGATGCACATAACTAAATAATTACAAATGGTCTCCTTCCATTTCATGCCAATTTTCCCCATCTTTTGACCAAGTATTGTTACTCGTGTCAATCACAAGGCATTTTCCATCGAAGTTTTCAATGTTAATCCACTTTGTGCGGAACGGTGTTTGCCCCTCGAAAATTACTATGTATTTCATTGTTTTGTTTGTTTAAATCCCTATGCAACATAGAGATAGCGAGCATAATTATATTTTCTGTGAAATCATTCCCCAACTGCGTTCCTGCTTCCATACTTGCATGAATATCTCGCAGCGAAGTCGGCTCACCATTTATGTTTACGAATGGCGTTTCTGCTTTGAACTTTTCGTGGCGTTCAATCCATTGCATAAGTAAGTCTTTTATTTCTTTCATTGTTTTGTTGTTAATCGTTTACAATTTCAATCCCTTCAAACTTTTCTGCATACGTAATTTGCCCTTCTCCTGCACAAAGCGAGATTTCCACCTTGTAGCCAAACATCGTGTTTGCATCTAACTTTATATCGGTAATAACACCTTTCATACCTGTAAAGTGCGTTGTGTTTTGTAGTAACACTTTTTTGTGTAACCACTTTGTTTTAAGTTTTTCGATTGCTTTTAGTGTCATTGTTTTGTTGTTAAAATTATTGTGAAATAGTGTGCAATTTTATAAACTCCGCCACCTCTCTATCCTTTTTCTCCTTGCGCAACTGATTGTATCGCATACGCTCTTTTTGGTAGGTTGTACAATCTTTTTCGAGTAAAGCATCGCACTCCCTCACTAATTTAATCAAATCTCTATCCCCCAATGCTTCTATAATCGGCTGCACAATTTCGCTAAGGGGTCTAATGCCTACCTCAATTACGCATTTGCCATTTTCCGACATTCGGGTGGGCGTTTCGCTGAAAATACTTTGCGGTGGTATGCCTAAATGCAAGCAAAGTTCGGGGTGCTTGAATGTAAAGTTTCCATAAGCAAGCCATTGTGAACCATTTTCCATGTAGTAAAAATAGTCATTCCTAAATGCCACTTTCTCTTTTAAGCAACGCCTTTGTCTTCTGTTGATTTGTCCGTAAATCATTGTTTTGTTGTTTTAAAGTTGATTTTCGACCCGATTTAAAGTGTTAATTTCTGTTTTCAGCAAAAGATTCTCCATTTCTAATTCGTGATATTTATTCACTATCTCATCATGTCGCAACAAAATCTTTGCGATTTTAGTGTACAAATTGCCTTTTATACCATTCTATCTATGCTGCGGAATTCGCTTTTTGAGGAGGCGGATATTAACGAATTGGTTAGGTTTTAGAAAGGAATCTCATTATCAATATCTTCGCCACTTAGTGAAAGTGTGTTTGCGTTTAGATTGTTTGTGATAGGAGATGTGGCGTTGTCGAAATAGTTGTTGGCTTTTGTTTGTTCTTCTTTTAACGGATTGAAACTTTTATTTATCAATTCGTAAGGCAAAAGAGTGTCAAACTTAAAGCCACTTGTCCCGCTTGGTAATGTGCCAAATCTACCCGATTTGTGGTCGTAAGCCAAAATAGCTTCCCCTTGTTTCCCTTCTGTTCTTTCCTTGCATTTTCGGGTGTTTACGCTTACATTGTCTCCATACTGTTGCCTTGTACCTTCCTGCCTTGCAAGCAAAACCCCTACATCAACTTTGTTCCCCCAAATTGCGCCAAAGTTCAACTCAAATAATTCTGTAATATCTTTGCTGTTTTTGTATGCTGCGCCTGTGGGGTGCGGTACAAACCAAACAGAACAATTTGTTTCTTGCTTAAACTCTTGCACCCTTGTTAGTTGGTCGTTTAGTACATCTGCGCCACTCATTCCATTATTTGCTGCGTATGCTCCTTTGAAGGCATTGAAAGGGTCGCCTATGATTGCGTCTATTCCTATCTCCTTTACCAATTCTTCTGCTAACAATAGATAGTTTTCAACCGTTAATCCGCCTTTAAAACTTGAACTATCTATGAAAGTAATCCGCTTATCCAACCACTCCATACAATACTGCATTACATCTAAGGAGGGTTGTTGGCATTGAAATAATTCCGCTTGCATTTTGTCAATCATAGTACCACACATGACTTGTATGTAGTTCTTTTTAACTTGCGCTACCCTACCCGTTTCGGGCATATATACTGCAAATTTCCATTTATGATACTCTGCCAATCTCAAAGAAGCATTAACCACAAAATCCGTTTTAGCACTACCATACTTTCCACTAATTACACAAAGTCTGCCCTTTTGCCATGTAATATATTCATCGCATGGAAGGTTCAATTTGCAGCCTACGGGTGTGCCTATATTGTACATCTCCATGAGTTCTGCATTTACAGAAGCGTTATCGGCAACTCCTTCAACGGGGTAAGCTACTGAATAGGCTGTTTTAGTCTCGCAAGCCTGTTCTATTGTGCTACGAAAACCCGCAAGCATATCAAGCCCTTTTTGCCTTACCCCTTTTTCTACGGCTAATCTTAGTACATCGTTTGCATCTTTTGGCTTTCTTGTGAGCGCAGGTAATTTTACTCTTTTGCACTTACGTTTTCCTATCCTTCTTGCTAATTCTTCTGCGGCTTTATTTCCCTCAAAATCATCATCTGTGGCAATATAAACTACTTCACAACGAGAAATCAAATCCATATTCCTGTGTATAAAGTTTTGCTTTCCGCCTCCGATAGATGCGCCATTAGGCAAAGACCAAACCAAATCAACCCCTGCTGCAACAAAAGATTCACAATCGTCCATGCCTTCTGTGATAACCAAATATGGAATAGGGTCTTCATTATTCATATATTTTGCCATGCACCGCAAGTTGTAAAAACAAGGTTCTGCGCCCACAGCCATTCTAAACCCTATTGATTTTTCCTTTGGGCGGTAAGCGTATGATAAAAGTGTGCCATCTACATCGTAAAAAGGATAAGCCATTGCAACTTGAATATTTCCACCGCCAAAATTATGCGAAACGGGGGCTATATCCCTGCTTTTCATAAACTCAACCGAAAATCCACGAGAAGCCCTTTCATTTGCCCAAAAATCGTCCCAAATATTTTCTGTGTATTGATATGGTTTAGGCTTAGTAAATGTCTTAGGCTCGCCAATCCAGCACGAATCATGGTACTCACAGCTTGGAGAAAAACATTTGAAAAAATCCCCGTTTGCATCGGGTATGTATAAGTCTTTGTTTTGCCTATTTTTGGTTGGATTGCGTTCTACGCACTTAGGACACTTGTACGCCTTTGTGCCGCTTCTTGGCACTACCCCTACATCTGACCATGAACTGTATGTTTTTGCCATTATCTTAAAATTATAGGTTCTTTGTATTGACTCATTTGCATGACTTCTAATGAGTTAAATTCAATTCGCTCGGTGTCGTTTTCTAAAACAGCTACCTTGTTTGCCCATCTCCAAACCTTAGCCCACTTCTTTTTGCCTTGCCACTCATTCACTATGCAGTATAGCGGCTTTTCGGGCGTGTTCGGGTGTGGCTGTTGGAATATTTGGTTTTGCGGTGTGCTTGCTTGGTAATTCAAAATCATAGGAATTATCTTTGCGCTACCAATAAACGTGAGAACCAAATTTGATTTATCTTTAAATGGGAAAGTATGGCTCTTATACATTGAATCAACCTTAGCAAAAAAATCCGCAACACCTTCCGCCCCGACCTCACTAAGTATTTGTTTGCAGCAAGAATGGATTGGTCTCCATAATGCCGCAGAGTTTGGGTAGGTGTACTTTATTTCATGCTTGGTTAATAACTCATCAAAAGCAGACAAAACTAATTTTGAGTTTTGAGTTTCCGCACTCCCCTTACTTGCTTGTTTTGTTTGAGTAATAGGATTAGGTAATAATTCAAGAACTTGGTCGCTTGCGACAATAACTTCTTCTTTATGATTATTAATACTATTATTATTAATATCATTATTCCTATCAATATTTTCATACGTACCTGTCATTTTATTGATAGGTAGCCTATTATTATCTTGATAGGTGGTTTCTTTTTCTTTGTGGGGTTCTGATTCCTTGAAATACTTGTAAGAATGATAGTTTTCGCCCATTCTAAGGTACATTCTTGCGTATTTTTCATTGTCAGGATTTCTCTCTAATAAACCCACTTCGCATAAATCCACAATTATTTGCTTGCACCTCGATTCCTTTATTTCAAACATTGGTATCTCTGGAATAATAATTTTGGTGGAAATCCACCACCATTCCCCATGAGAATCTGTTATCTTGGTGATGCCTTTTCTATCTCGCATCGTGCTTATAGCTTCTAATACTGCTATATGATTAGCGTATATTTTCCCTATCCAACCATTGTCAGATATTGACTTTTGATTAATATTTATATTGTATTTCATTTTAAATGGTTTTATTTATGAGTGAATTAAAATAATTTACAAGATGTGAGTGTTGTGCCGTTGCTGCCTTTTTTATTTCTTTTGATGCGCTATTTATCGAATCTACGATAAATTTACTACTTGAATATTGCCATATACAAAACTGTATATGAGTTATTTCGTAATCATCTTCTGTCATCTCTAATTCCTGTTTACCTTCTTGTATTAACTTACCCAACTCTTCTGAACTTTTTGATATATCTACACAAGGGTTGCTTCTGTTGCAATGGAATTTCTCGTGAATATCTTTATGAATAAGAACTAAATTAGAAATTATATTATTCGTCCTGTCTTCATCTAAATGATGTACATGATAGTCCGACAATGGGATTGGGAGACTGTACGCTGACTTTTCTAAAAGCCTTAAATATTTTCTTCTATAATCTATCATAGTTCTTAAAAATAAAAAAACTCCCAAGTGCGCCTGTGGGGAAATCTACAAACCACACCAAAGCAAATGGCATGTAGATTTAGGCACACTTGGGAGTTTCTATGTAAAATATTAGAAATGTCCAAGTGATGCTTCGGTGTATATGTTTGCAACTATGACTGTCCCCACATTCATAATTACGATGTAAAATTACAAAATTATTCCGTAACTACCAAATATTTCTTAAAAAAATACTTGCAATTTAATGGGCAATATGACTTAAAATGTGAGCAATTACATCTATCGTAAAGCCATTGCCAAGCATTGTGTATCTATGAGAATCTGCTACGCAAGCTGTATAATTGTCCTTTGTTGTTTGCAGTCTCTCGCATTCTACGGGTGTAAGTCTGCGTACAATATTTCCTATCACCGTTTTTGTCTTTGTGTCGCCACGTCCTGCGCTCAAACAACCCGTCTTACTATCCTCAAAAAAGATTCTTTGGTCTTGGCTCTCTCCATACGCAACGAAATTACTTCCCGTACTTAGTTGTGCCATTAATGCAGGGTTTAAGCCTTCTATATCGTAAATCCTATTTTGTTGGTATGGCTGCTTTCCGCCACTTTCTTTGCTGTCATTTATTTGTATAACGGTTCTTATACAAAGCATATCGCTTGCCTGTTTTCCTTGTGTAGCTAAGAGTGCGCCCATTTTACTATCATTGTCATTTACTGTTCTATTTCTCAACCCTTCTGTTGCTCTTTTCAATCCCGCTTCGCTAAGGTGGTATTTTTTATCAACCTCTTTTTCCAGAATATCTTTAATAACTAAGCCTTTGTCTTTTGGCGGCTTGATAGTTGTTTTTAGGTCGCCAAATAGATTTGAAGGAATTGCTCCTATGTTTGTCCAATACAAGCGTTGTCTATTTTGTGCAGAAACAAGTGCGCTATTGATAAAAATAGGTTCTACGCCTAAGTATTTAGTAAACACAAGTTCGTACTCTAATTTCATTCTTACATTTTCAAACAAGAATAAAATGTCGGGATTTTTCTCCCTACATTCATTCAACAACCTAACAGCCTCAAAAAATAAGACACTACGAGGGTCGTTAAAATTAAGCATCTTACCCGCAAAGCTAAATCCCTGGCATGGACTTCCGCAGCCGATTAGGTCAATTTTTGGCAAATCTTTTCCGCTAATCTTGGTAATATCACCTAATTGTATTGTATTAGGAAAATTATGCTGCGTAACTTTTATTGCAGGTGTGTTTATTTCGCTTGCGTAATAGTTGCGGTATGGTATATTTGCACGTTCTAATCCTTGCTGCAAACCACTACACCCATCGAATAGCGATAAAATATTTTCCATTTGTTATTTGTTATGGTGTTTAGAGTGGCATTTTTCGCACAAGCAAGTTAAGTCTTTCATGTTGTCAATTTCCGTTCCTTTGGTGGCCATCGTGTAGTGATTTTACCACAAAGTTTTCTCCCGAAGGGATTTCGTTACCATTTGAAACGAAAATTTCTTGCACGATTGTTTCTTGTGCGTTTAGTTTTCCAACGACTGCTACTTTTTTGCCATCGCTGGTAAATTTGATGTTTTGTGTCATAATATTGTAAAATAAAAAAGCACAAACGAAATTTAGTTTGGAAGGGTAGTAGATGCCACAACATCTAACAGTACGGCAAAGTACTGTCCACCTCTCCCCAACTAAATCAGTTTGTGCTGATTGTTTATTGAGAATAAAAAATTACGCTATGTTGGTTCGGTTGTTATTAATTGTGGCTAATAACGAAAAATGCAAGGTATTGCCGTTCTTACATTTCTCCCTATGGAAACTATTATGTTTCAATTATAGTACAAAGATAGAAAATTATTCGGGAATTTCCAAATTTAATTTGGGAATATTTCGCCTTTCTCCATGACTATATATGGAATACTTTTCCCAAATCTATCTCTATGTTGTTTTTCAAAAAACTCTTTTGCCGTTTTTTGGTGGAGAGGTGCTTCAATATACCTACCTCCCGAATACCAAGTCGCATAATAAGTTCTTCTACTTGACCATATAAGGCTTTTATAGTCATAATGAATTGTATGCCAAGCATTTTCAAGAGATTTTTGCGTTTCTTCTTTCGTAAATCGAACACTCATTGTTTTGTTGTTGTTAATTGTGAATGTTTAATCAAGGTCTTCGCAGAAGTCATCTTCGCCATCTATTGCAACAGGCTTAATGCCTAACTTTTCTTCGCAAAATGCAACTATCTCTTGTTGCTGTTTATTGCGCCAAATTGGTATAGGCAAATAATCAATAATTTCTTGCCACATACTCCGATTGATTAATCTTTGAACTTCGTAATCTTGTTGGGAGATTGCCATTGTATTAGTTGTTGTAAAATGTTCGTGCGCATCTCTTACCGCTTGCCAATAAATCTCACGCTGCGGTTGGCGGCTGAAATGAATTTTGCGTGTCATAATTAGTAAATATGTTCGTATCTTATATTAACCACTTGCTCAACCCCAAAATGTTTCGCAAGCTCTGAAAAGAAATGTTCGCTTTTTGCCACTTTATTTACAAATCCCTTCAAATTAAAATACTGAAAAGGGGATTTTATCTCGTGTAAATACCTGTAACAATAATTATAGGCAGCTATCATGTAGTATAAGTCCCAAAAATGTGTAGCCATTACTTCAACCGCTTCGCTAACATCATAACTATGAGTATGTAGGCTTATCATATTTTGCCCTAAAAAATATTCCCTAAGTGTTTGAAGTTCTATAAGGCACTTCTTTTGATACTCAGGGCTGTAAGAGAACGATTTTTCCGCCCCTTGAATTTCATGCAAAATATAGTTGTGCAGAAAAGGCACAATCTTACCCATTATTTTCTTATCCTTTTCCGCAAATTCGATAAGTAGTGCAACCCGAAAAGACAATTTGTGGTAATAGCTGTGATAGTATTTAGGCGTAGGTTTTGAGAATATCTCCTCAATCGAAATGCCATTGCCTAAAAACCGCCTAAAGAGTTCAGGCTTTTTGTAGTGAGATAGCTCTTGTATATCCTCGGTCATTAGTTTTGTCATTGTTTTGTTAGTTGTAAAAAATTAATCGAAAAAATCTTCTATTTTGCCGCAAATCCACGCTGCGGCTGCGTATAAAATGAGTGCTGCGGCTATGGAATAAATTATTGTCATTTGATTACTATTTTAAGATTTTTGCCTGTTGCTTGGTAATAGGCGTTTTGCAAGTCATGCACAAACCCTGTGCTGTGGCATGGGATTTCCACATTTCCACCTGAAGCCAAATAATACTGTATGTGCCTAAATTCGCCCGAAATAGAAACGTATATTCCTGTTTCTTCCTTACGCTTAAAATGAAATATTCTGCATGTTTGATGGTTGTGATATTGTTTTACCTCCTCAAATCCGCTATCTTTAAGGATTTGCTCGGTGAGCGGGATAGGCTTAATCTCCTCAATATAGGGACGACATATCCCTTTAGTCGTGTATTGTAGCCAAAAATCCGCTTCATCTATCCTTTCAAAGTACGCAGGCTTCCCATATACATTTACTAAATTCCCTAATCTGAAATCATCTGCTGTCATTTTTGCATTATATTAAATTGTTCCACCGTAAGCGGTGCGTTTGTCATCTTGCAAAGTCTTAAATAGTCGTTATGAAATTGTACTTCCATAAATCCTAATTGCTTCTCAATCTCTTGTATATGTTTCATTTCAAAGCCTAAATACAACGCCTTAAACGCCTCGAAAAGCTCGAAATCTGTCATACCTTCGATTGTTTTGTACTCGTTGTTTACTTTGCGTATTCTTGGCTTTTTGCAGTAATCAAACAAATGGTCTCGAAATCTTGCATAGTAAACAGCAAACTCATCATTTGTAAAAGTTGATGTGCTGATAAAATCAATGCCCATAACTTTTCGCCCATTTTCGATTTTAATGCAAGGCTTTGTGTAGCCTAATTCAGCTTTCAAAGTTTGTATTAAAAACTCTTTCTGTTGCGATTCGTTTTCGGGTGCTGCTTCTCCCCAAATATCGGATAAAACGTATTCGGGTGCGTTTTTTACCGCTAATTCTACCAATTCCCTATACTTGCGCTGAAAATACGGGTTCTGCTTAGGATTGAAATAGAATGTATATTCTTGGTCTTTTCCATCTTCCAACAACTTTACATCTGCTTCCCACTTAATCTGCTCACTTTCCTTTGTTGGTTTTGGTAGGATAATTCCTATTTGATTACCTTGTACGATTTTGCCGATAAATGAGTGTGGTTTCATTGTTTTGGTTAAAAATATAGTTGCAAATTATCCACCAATACCACTTCTGCGCTAATCGCATAATTGCCGCCCGAAACCGAGTTCCAGAACACTTGCTCGTTTACCTCATCGTGGTTCTCTTTTCTAAGGCGTATATTCTCGAATGACCTATCCGTTAATTCATATCTAACATCTGGGTAGTCATTTCTGCGAGATACGTCTATGGTGTCAATCCAAACATTGTTTTCATACAAGCGATACGCTTTGCGAGGCACAAACCAGTCTGCATTATCGGATAGCATTTTAAGATTGGCTTGCTTGTTTTCGCTTTTTCTATACGCTTGTATAGCTTCGTTGTGCGCCTTGATTCGTTCCAAATTCTCTTGAATAAACTCTAAATCAGTCCATTTTAAAGATAGTGTGCCTGACGAATCTTTGCCGAAATAATGATGAAATATTTTAATTGTTGCGTTCATTGTTTTGTTTTTGAACCCGTAGTTTTTAGGCTACGGGTGTGGGTGGTTGTGAATATTTTGCATCAACTAAGTGGTAATCTCCGTTTTCTTGTATTTCAATCGTTTCCAAGTATCTTCTTTTCGCTACAATACCAAGTGTGCTATCTTCGCCATATCCATGCCATTGAATCTGCTGTGTAATAGTTCCTACTTTCTTTTGTAGTCTCTTGTTGCGCTTGTGTTTCCCTGTGGCTTTGAAATCTTTTATGAGTTCTATAATGTAAGGAAAAAGCAAGTCTCTGTGTACCCAAACTTTGCCTGAATCTTTGAGGGTATCGAAATAGGCTTTTACTTCTGCTTCTCTGCCCTCAAAGTACGCTTGTTGAATTTGTCCGTATGTCATTGATTTTCGCTTAAATAGTCCTTTGCAATTTGTATCACTTTTTCACATGTTGCATCTGAAAACATACCAATGTGGCAATATTCAGAAGGAATGCCCAAAACATACGACAACCATTTGTACGCCTCACCCCTATTCATTTGCCCTGTTTGCCAAATCGTGTCGAAAAAATGGTGCGCTTGCTTTTTGAGTTCTCGCAGTTCTTTATTTGCCAACCTGCCTTTTGCATTATTCGTTCCTTTGTGTACTCCTACATACGCATCACAAGGGCGGCAAATGTAAATCATGCCGTATGATTGCTTGTATATTTCAATGCTATCTATATACTCTGTTTTTGCCTTACAATAAGGGCAAATTTCAGCATGTAAGATTTGTTCTTGTATTGGAGTTATTTTCATAACATTAATTGTTTAAAAAGTCCGAAAACTTACCCTCTAACTCCTTAAAAACCTCAAAGAGTTTTTTGTCGGGGTATAAATCAATCACTCTACATCTATCCTTTTTGGGTAATAGTGAGCTATCTGCGTAAAAACCAAATGACCAACTATTTGTCTCCAAAACATACATTGAAAAATTGACTTGTGCATAATACCCAAAATCAAGTGCTTTCAAATCTTCGCCCGTAAAACATTTTCGCTTGTACTTTTTCCAGTTCCCTTCCTGCATACACTTAATTTCACAGCCCGAAATAATTTCATTTGTGAAAAAGTCAAGCTCTACAAGGTCGGGCGATGCGCCAAACAAGCCATTTTCACTCCTTACAAATCCACACTTATCGAACTTTCTATCAGGGCAGACTTGGTATTGAATGTAGTCGGCTGCAATTTCTTCAAGCCTTTTCCCTTCTCTCATTGCGTAGCTTTCAAATTGCGGGAAAATCAATGAGTAAGGATAGCCGTATTCCCGTTCTTCTTTGAGCGACCACATAATGTCGTTGCTTGTTGCGTTGTCCGCTAATTCATACATTGGCAACTCTTTTGCAAATTTGCAAACAAAAGGCACTTTATTTGTATGCTGATTATACACAGCTCTTTTGGTTGCTTTTGTTGCTTTTTCGCCTATTTTCTTTCTTTCAGAAAATACAAATTTAGCTTTTGACTTACTAATGAGCGAACCTACAACGCTTGCTGTAATTAGCCCTGAACGTGCTTCGTACCATTCAGGGCTGTTTTGGTCGCAATCAATTATTTTGTGCATTTTTAGCTAATTTTTCCATGTGAATTTTTGCCTTCTCTACAAAACTTTCCACCTTTTCGGGGGCTAAATACGTCAAAATGTTTGCTATTCTGTTTCTGTTGTCCAAAATAGGGTCGCTTGTAAATTCAGCCCAAAGTTTTGAAGTAGCTTCTTCGATTTGTTTTTTAGCTGCTGTTTTCAATACTGTAATTTCGCCTTGAAGGTTCTTAATCTCCAAATCCTTAGCCTCATTGTTTGTGATGTTTGCCGTATTGCCATCGTCTTCATCATCTCCTACAATGCCCAAAATAGCACACAAAGCATATCTTTTTGTATAGGTAATTGCTGCACCTATTCCTTGCGCTGTGGCATTTCCGCTTACGGGCAGGGCTAACGTAGAAACAATCTCACTACCATCTGCTGCGCAAATAATTCTTGTGGTCAAAATTAGGTCGCTAATAGTTTGTGTAAAACATAGTCCTGCGATTTGCATGTGTGGCGCAATAGCCTTAACTATTCCTGCAAAACTTGCGTATTTGTTTTTATAATGGGGATTGGTTGCATCAAAAGACACTACTTGAATCAACCCTTGTAAAGTCATTAGGGACTTGTAAACCTTTGGCGTTGTCGCTTCGTTTGCCATAATTATTTTGTTGTTTGTTGCGGCTTCGGAACTGTGTCCGAAACCGTTGTTTGTGGTTTTGTTGTGGTTTTTGTCATTTTGGTACAATAAATACGATTTCGGCTGTTTCAGTATTAACTAAATTTGTTCCATCGAAAACGTATTTTTCAATAGGCTTTGGAAGTGCTGGTGTCTTACCTTCTCTTTTCTTTGCAGCGCAAGACTTAGAACAACATAAACCCCAACCTCTTTTTACATTTCGTGGGTCTGCGTGGTACTCTTTGCCGCAATGGTCGCATTTTCTTTTCATAGCCTACGACATTGATAGTGTTTCCTTGTACAATTCTGGGTCATCAACGCCTTCTTTTTCCGACAATTCCATTTGAATCTCTTTCAATGCTTCATAGATAGTAAACCAATTTCTACTATCAAAAGTAGCCCTACTTTGCGCATCTATAACGATTTCAAGCCCTTGTTGGTCTGTGTAATTGTTTAGCCAATTAGCGGTTTCTACGCCTACCAAATCCGTAGCGTTTTTTAGATTGTTAAAATCTAATTTTCTAAGGGTAAGGCAAACAATTTCGCTATTGTCTCCCTCGACATAAACTTGTGAACGGTCTCCGTTTTCGACAAATAATAGAATGTCCATAAAATAGTTGTTTTAAATATGATACAAAGGTACTAAATATATTTATATATAGCAAATTTATTTTTCATTTGGATAAATAAATTCTTCTTCTCCTGCGTAAAAAGCACTTTTAATGCCTACGCTTTTTAGTAATCGGTGTGCCAGTGATTCGGAAACTGCGCCAGATGCCTTTTTTATATGGCATACTCTCGACCTCGAAACGTCAAGAAGTTTAGCAAATTCCCTATCATTCAAGCCTAATTCCGCTTGTTTTCTTGTTATAATTTCGGCAATAAATAGGGCAAATCTATTGTCCCTTTCTATCGTTTCGGGTGTGCGAAATGGCTTCCCTTTTTTTCTTTTTGTTGTTTGTTCTTCCATGCTGCAAATATAGCTAAATTATTTATATATACCAAATATTTCTCATTATCCGCAGAAAATAGGCGAAGATTTACGGTTAAATGAATCCCTTGTTGCTACTTTCTGCGGTTTTGTTCGCAGCGTTTTTGTGTTTTGCGCTGCTGCGTGTTCGTTTTGTCGCTGCTTGTGTCCCATTTTGCGCTTGTGCTACATTTGCGTGAAATGTAGTGCGCAAAGGGGTTGCGTAGTTGAGAAAATGCGTAATACCTACTCTATTGGCGGTTTTTGCACTTCCTTTTTGATATTTCGGATTGCGATTTCATTTTCAATCCAGTCTTTTTTTGTTTCGGATTCATTCAATCCTGCGGCTCTTTCAAGCAGAATGTGTTGTGAGAGTTGCTGGCGTAATTGCGCCCTTAGTACTAATTCTTCTTCTTTTGATAGATTTGCCATAAAAAAATATTATTGAATTGTGATAAATTAAGGCTTTTTACTGCCCTTACTCTTTTCTTGCGCCTTCTCATGTACGCTGCACATCTGCTGAAATTTAAGCCTTTCAGATAGCTTCCATTTGTGTTTAGGCTTTTCGCCAAAGTGTAGTTTTTGCTCGTTCATTTTGATTTGCGCTTGCGTTTAGATTTGTAAATATTGCGCCCTGCGCCCTTGTGAGGCTGTACGGGTGTATTCGCTTTGATTATCTCTACTGCCACTTTTTGCGGCTCTGTACGGGCGTAAACGCTGCCACGCTCTCCGTTAAAATTTAGATGTGATACCATAATATTTGTTTTTTGCCTACTCGCTTGCGCTTTCGGCTGTGGATTATTCGATTGTGTCAATGTGGTTAATTAAATCCATTACTAAGCCGCTTCTGCCATCTGCACCATACAAATCGAATCGCATTTGATTAAGTGTTTCTTTGGTCAAATAAAGCTCGTTTTCTTCCCACTTTCTAATGGTTGCAGCCTTTTTTTCATCAAAAGGTTTGCCGATTTCGATAAGTTTTTCGATTGCTTGCACAAATTTTGCAGATGCGATAAGCATTTTGAGTTCTTTTTTCATTGTTTTAGATATTAAAAGTTGTTGGTAAATTTAGACCTCTTTTTTGCTTATCTACCCATGCTTGTGTTTTGCCGTACATTTTTAGTTTTGCCTCGTCTTTGTCAATCAGAAGCGCAAAAGACTTTTCGTTGTCAATGTTGCAATTTTCCTCCAAAAATACTTGGAATTTTGCCCGTAATTGCCCTTCGTGGGCTGCGTTTCCGCTAATCTTTATGCCATTAGCAAGTGTAATCTCCATTGTTTTGAAAATAAATTGATTAAAAATTAAGTTTAAAATAAAAATCATACCATAAAATTTAGCCATATCTCATAAATATAGCCAAATTTCTGTACTATTCAAAACAAAACCGTTTGCGCTATTTTTGGAATAAGGAAACGGCTTTGTTTTGGTGGAAAACGCTTAATAGCGTGTTTCATGGGCTAAATACAATAGCCCTACGATAATAGCTACTGCTGTGAGTAGCTGCAAAAAATCGAATAATTTACGCAACATTTTAAATGAATTGTGTGATGCCTATACCTTTTGACGTTAAATAATCGTCAATACAATCCTTCACTTCTTCCGTTGGCGTTGTCTCTTCGCCCCGTTTAAAGCCTTGTAAATACTCGTCAATCTCACTAATGAGAATGAGTTTATACTCGCAGCTTGTGATGTCGCATTTTGCGCCCGTTACTTTGTAGGAAAATAGCCATAGATGCCCACATTTTTTGTGCGCTGGTTGTAAAATTGCGCCACAGCCTGAACGCTGCAACTCATGGTAATTGATTTTTGCGCCAAATTCCACACCTACTTGTGCTGGTGCTGCTTTGCCTATCTTTGCAGATTCTTTTTCGATTTCTGCAATTTCGGCTTGTGATAATGATTTTGGTTCTTCGTTCATTGTTTTGAAATTATTGTTTTGGTTTTGGAAATTCGTTATTGATTGTATTGACTATTTTTTCGGGCGTTTGTCCCCTTCTTGGGGTTAAAACCTTTGCGGCTGTATTTTGCACTTGACAAGCAAAATACGCACCTTTTGCTGTGAGTGTAATCTTTACCGTTTTACTGCCCACTTTGTCGAAAATGAGAAGGTAGGCTTTAAATTGCAGTATTTTTAATGGTTTGCAATTTGCTTGGATTAGTTGTATAAGTTCTTTCATGTTCTTAATCCTCAAAAATATAAGTTAAAATTGTCCCTGCAACGGCAAATACAAGTGCTATGAACCACTCGTTAAAGATTATCGCTACCCAAAATAGGTAGGATAGGATTATTTGGAGTGTTTTCATTTTAGATGCTGTATTAATGCCTCCCTTACTTCTTGCCTTGTTTGGAAGTAATTATTTTCTTTACGCCAAACATCAGATGTTTCAGGGGAACGCCTATCTACCCATAAATACCTAAAATGGTCGTGGTCTGCGTAAATTTGTATCTCTTCGTGTGCAAGAATTTTTTCGCCTACTTCTCCCCCTATTTCGGCTGCAATTTCTTCTGTAATGAGTGCCATAAAATTATGTGTTAAATTGTGATTAATTGACTAATTGACCTTTACTGTATTTTCCCTGCATTATCCACTCATGTATGATTCTGAAATTATCCAAAACCCGCTTTTCGTCTGCTTCTCTATCAATAGCGAAAAACTCCATACCGTTTAATCTGCTAAACCCTTTTAGTAGCTGTGATTTACTCGTAGCCACTTGATGCTCTAAGAAAAAAGCAAAGTTTGTGCTATATTCTATTACATTTTCGCCCTGTTGAATTTGATAAAACGCTGCCATAAAATTAAGTATTAAAATATTAATGCCAATAAAGGTAAATTTCCAAACTATCTGACAAACATTTGATGTACTCAAATGCAGCCTTTTGTCGTGGGCTGTATTCTTTGCCTAATTTGATTTTCTTTAAATCTTTGGCAAAAATATAGCCGATTGGTTTACCGTAACAGTCTTCTGTTATTTCGCCATAATGAGCGTCTCCTTGCGTGTTGTGTGCTACGTAACAAGTTACGGACTTAGGTGCTATCCTGCCCTTTTCAGCTTGTAAGACTTCGATTCTTTTGTTTAAATCGCAGTCTTGACCGATTGGCAAAAGGGTATGTGAAAAGTTGCTGCCTTCTGCAAAGGCTGGCATAAGTGTTAAATCTACTCCCATTTTATTGTGGCTTTTTGGATTTGATTGTAAGAATATGAAATTTATCCGTTTCGGTTTTATTGTTGCCTTTGAAAACATCGAAATAACCTTTTATAGTTATCTCGACATTTTCAAAAACTTGTGTTCTCTCGGTGGTCGGGTTGTCCCTTGTGAGAATGTAGGTAATCCCGTTTTGTATGAATTTTGTGCCTTTTAGCATTTTGCTGCGGTTAATTTGTATAAGCCGTACCGCACACAAAGATGTGGCTTGCTTGTAATTCTATCGAATGTTTCCGTTAATAGGTAATACTTATCTGTTGTCGTTGGGAATTGATGCCTACCATTTTCTGTTTCTGACCACCATGAACGGTTGCAAATTGCCCTATCATTGTCGTAAAAGATAGTATAACTGCCGAATAAATCCTCTGCGGTTTTTCTGTCAATTTCTGTTAGGTACGTCTCACGCACCAATTTTTGTAGCAAGTCAGGGTGGTACTGCGCTATTTCTGCGTATGTTGCTGGGCGGATTTCGCTATGGCAAACTACACCGTACATATCGGCTCGTAGTTCTCCATCCCCCCAAGTTTGAATAACCACCCCTATCGGGTTTCCTTCAAACTCTACCTCTTTTTCTTTGAAGACTACCTGCCAAAGTTTATAGGTATTGCAAGGCTCTGAAATGTAATCGTACATAGTAAAAACGCTTTTTGGGCGTACTGAAATTGTTGAATTTTGCATAAAAATAAGTGTTAATAATTAATGATGGGATTATACTTGATACCTATATGCTATTTCTTGCCATTTTTTAGTGCGCTCTGCCTTTGTAGATTTGCGCACAAGTACGCCTAAACCTCCATGAAAAACATAATTGTCTCCTGTGGCTTTTTCTTGTGCTATTCCTAATCCGCCTACACTTTCGCCAAATGCTGACTCTATAATATCCCATTCTGCTGCTGTGATATTATAGAAAGTTAGGCTACATTCTGCGGTTGTGTCGAAACTGTCGCTAAATGGCACTAAAATAGGATTTTCGGCTTGCGTGTTTTGTTGCATGGTGTTGTGTGTTGTATGATTCCAAATTATTTTATCTGCTTCGGGTTTTAGGTAGATGTGCAAATGTTTTGATATTTGCGTTTTACCTTCTTTTAGCGAAAAATCAGGCTCAAATGGCTTGTTTTTGTGCTGCGGGTTTTCCTTCAGCCATTGTTGCATGTCGGGCGCAACTTCTATACCTCGTGGGTGCGCTAAAATAAACCCCTCTGGCAAATTGCTTGCAGGTTCGGTAATTGTTTCGTTTTTACTATTTGTAAAAGTGATTACCCCGTTTTCTTCCTCGCAGATATTAATAATACTGCTAAAATGCTTTTTTTGATAGCAAATAAATCTTTTCATAAAAATGTTGTTAGTTGTTAAAAATCGCCTACTCTAAAAACGTTTTCGGCTACCCGTTAATTCCAAACCTGGTGCAATTATTAAAACTCGCCTCACTTTCAGCCCCGCAAAAGAAAATCAATCCCACTTTTTGCCGTTTGTTTTGTACATTCTTTCGAGTGTACTTTCAGCATGATACGAACTTTCAAGTTCTATATACCATTCTTGAAAAGGGATAGGTTCGTTTTTATTGTCGCATTTCAGCATGACATTTGCGAATCCTATTGTCCCATACGCCCCCCCAAATCCCATACGCTTCATCTTTGCGGCTGCGGCTCTTTTGTTTACTTGTGCAAATACTACTGTCATAAAAATTTTGTTAAAATGTTGTTAGTTGTTAAAAATTGGCGGCTGCTTATTGCGCTCAAACAAATTGCCTACTCAAAATCGTAGTGCAGCCTTATATTATTTTGCTTGGTTTTTTAAGCCTGTTAGTGTTTCGATTTCCTTCACAAGTTCCATGTCGTAAATGCGAAAATCAAAGGCACTCGAATATTCTCGCAGATTTCCCCCAAAATCAATAAAACCGCTTTCTTTTGAATTGTATTTACCTATCTGTGTAAATTCTTCAAAGGTAAAACCCCTTTCTTTTA